AAACCACGGGCGTTGTGACTCCCCAAGTTTGTCCATCATATTGATCTGGAACAAACCATATGAGTCATCTCCAGTGGACCGGTTGGGGTTGTGCGCCCCCGAGTTCCACCCCGACTCACGTTTAGAGATAGCAACACCCATAACCAAATCTTGCCCGCGGAACCCGGCGGCGTATAGAAGATTGGCTATCTCTTCGCCTGACAAACGTGACCCAGGGCTGGCATTGACGGTTGTTCCCTTAGTGCTCGACTTGCCAGATCCTCCCTTTGTCTTACTGGGCGTGCGCTTAGACGATACGTAAGCCCTAGTAGCCTCTATTTTCTGAGCAATGCTCAACTGAACGCCTGACGTTCCCAGAGCACCTGTAGCCCCCGCAGATGGGACGGTTCCTGAGTGCTCACCAACTTCGGTCTTTGTGTCCGGTGGTGCAGGAGGTGCCCCACCATTACCCCATGGAGCGCCCTGCTTCTCATACTCTGAACGGGAGTTGGGCAACTCCGCAGGCTGTACGTGCCACGGCTCTCCGTTGACATCACCGAACGTCTTGAGTCCATATTCATGGGCGTGCTTCTGAACCCAGTCAAGGTCACCGACCAAGTCGGCGGCCAAGCCGATTTCATGCATCGACTTCCCTGGAGGAGCCGCTGGTGCACCTGATGTGTGCTCCCAATACTGACCATCCCAGAATATCTTGGTTTCTTTATCCGTAGGCGTGTAACGGCTACGGAACATCTTCTCCTGGTATGACGGGTCACGCCAACCACCGCCGAACCCAACGGCTGGGTTGTCAGCGAACATCTGCTTAAGACGATCCTGGAACGTCGAGTGAAGTTTGGAGAACCCTGACTTCGACGACAACTGCGAGATCGGCAGTTTGTTACTACCGTATCCGTAAGGGATCGGCTTATCGCCGTCTACTGGGTCACCGAACATCCCACCGATCAGGTTTCCAGCGGCGGCTCCAAGACCAGCACCGAGAGGCCCACCGGCCATAAAACCTAAAGCACCACCAATAGCCGCACCTGCCCCACGAGCCACACGAGAGCCGATGGCCTTACCGATGACACCTGATATCATGTCCTCTAGTTTGCCCATGGTCCTTGTCAGACTTTGAGTCTGCCGTTCCATGTCAGCGTAATTATCAGCCTGTCGTTTGTAGAACTGCTCTTCACGAGATACACGGACCCGGTCGGTCTCTTCAGCCTGAGTAGCAAAGTTGTCCTCGATGCCCATAAGTTTGCGGGCTTCTTTACTGCTGGGGTCGTACATGCCACGACCACCAGCCTTCTTGTACTGGATGTTCTGCTGGGCGTATTGAATCACCATGTCCTGCATGTCCCCGGTGACACCCATCATGGTGAGGTTGGCACGGGTAATAGACCCAGGTGTTAGGGCGCTCTTAGCCAAGTTTTCGCTGGTCAACCCGGCGGCTCTGGTGAGGTCCTGCATCACCTGGGTGGTTGTCCGCTGTTGCCCCCCTGGTCCGATCAATCCAGTACCAGCCATCATGAACATACGGTTGGCCACGTCAGGAGCGGCCAATTGCGAGATCATGTTGGTGGCTTGCCCGGCACTTACAGAGAAGCCTGACATCGTACGAATGGCCTCAACACTGGACGCCTGTTGGAGCGCACTGATCCCTGTCTGCACCTGCATACCCATGAGGGCGTTAATGCCACCCTCACCAAGGCGGTATTGGGTCATAGGTGTGCGATATCGGTTAGCGACCTGGTTTTGACTCATTCCATACATCTGTTGATACACAACAGACATACGGTCAGCACCTAGTGCGTAGTCACGGCTTCGATCTGCGCGAGCGTCCATAGCGGCAAACCCTGCGTTGACCACAGTCCCCGCCGCTCCAGCGACTGCCGTAATTCCAGCACCGCGACTACCACCACCAATAGTGGTCAGTAGTTGGTTGATTCGACCGCCACCGCCAGCGCTACCTGTCTGGGTTCCCGGCACAGCGGCCTGGAAGGTACCGCCAGCCACTTTGGTATTGCCAATTTTCCCAGCCGCTGGGGTGGCGCTCCCACCTGGCCCTGAGATGTTCTGGGAGGCAGAGGCAATACCCTCCATCTCCTTGCGTACCTTTTCAAGTTCGGCGCGAAGGGTTGCAAACTCAGATTTAAGTTTGGATATTGCCTGGGTATCGGTGGTGACCCCGACACGAGCGGTGGCGTCAATAGGCTGGGTAGCCCCGCCTAGTAGGGGGCCAACCGAGGGGTCTCCCCCGCCTATGTCTCCTAGATCGCTCATAACTGTCTCCGTTAAAGGTTACGCCATTTTGCCATACGGAACCAGTAGTCCCGCTGGCGAACAGTCATAGACTGTATGTCCTGTAAAGTGAACCCTTTGTATACGGAGGCTATGAGTTCGTATTCCCAGTAGTTATATTTTAGTTCAGCCGAGTAGAAGGGAGATCCAGTCGATCACGATACGGATATCTTCCTTACAATGAGCGCACTGGACATTCACCTCCCCGATCTTCGGGCCGACGTTGAGGTCGGTCAGAGTTCGGACAAGTGTATTACGATCTACAACACTTAGGTTGCGCGCCCATTCTTCTATATTCTGGGGCTTTGCCCCCTCTTCCCAGATGGTGCATCGGGAGATCATAAGAGTCGTTTGGTGGGCCGGGCTTGTGGCGTTCTTAGCAACATAAGCGCTGTCCGATCCCGTTGGTAGGCGGAGATTAATAACCTCACCGCTCTTCAGCGTGATCGGAATTGGTTTACGAAGGTCAACATCTGGTTTGTCGTACCCGAAGTCCTCGTCCAGATTGATCGTGATGTCGTTCTTCTGCTCACAGGCACCACACCGCGTCTGGAACGTTCGCTCGGGACCATAGGTGCACTTGATGATCCCTAGAAACAGGGAGTCTCGGTCACCGATGATTAGGTTATCGAGCAGTTCTGGGCGGTTAGCAATGTCGAGGGAACCGACAGACACCGTGGCCCGGCGGAGCAGTGACGACATGTACTCGGCATACGTGACGTTTTGCTTAGCCTCGACACGGGCGAGGTACTCCTCGTCGGCCCCAGTCAACTCACGAACGACGGCAACGGTCTGCCATTCACCCGATGAGGGGTCAATTAGGCCCCTCATCAGGTGAACTTCGTTCGATTCCGGGTTGGCTATTTCTGGTGCTTTTTCTTGAATAACTTCGTTAAACGCTGTCGCGTCCTGGGTCTCTGTCATCTGGTGTCCTTGTTATGTTGATTACTGCTGTGCGTCGATTGAGTCGATTTGCGCCTGGTCCCAAGCAATGTAGAAGCCTTCATGGTGGACTGTCAACTGCTGAACCATGATACCGCTGTCTGCGGCGTTCAGGTCGCTGAGGGCGTAGGCACCCGGCCAGCAGTCGTACAACTTAACGGCCAAGCGGACGTTGCCCAGATTCGGGTTGTTACCGTCCGTGTTGGTCGGGGTCTGGTAATTACCAGCCGACACCGGGTGGTCATAGACCTTGACCACGATGTCACACCGATAATCGTTGTCGGCGCTGGTGCTACCGCTGTCGGCCTGGTTCCACGAGTGGAGGAACTCCTGCCAGCGGTACATCTGGGACTGGTTGGAGAACACACCACGGCTGAAAGTCACCGGAGCGAAGTCTGACTGGCCAACCAACTTGTGTGGGTGGGTGTTCATTCCACCCTCACGGTATCCGATCATCTCATTCTGGACCGAGAGACCTGACATAACAGCGAAGCCCAAGGTACCGATACCCTGAGTAGCCGCTGATAGCCGTCCTCCCGTACCAGTCGGGATGATGTTGACCTGGAACTTAAAGTTCCTTACTGGATCTGTAATTGCTGAACGTGCCATTCATTTGCTCCTTGTCAGAGTGTTTCTACGGTGTTGGCTCCACCAGTCCACTGGCTGATAGAGACGACGACGAATTCGGCGGGGTACTGAAGGGCAACGCCAACCTCAATGTGTACTTCACCGTTTGCAATAGACGTGGGTGTGTTGTTACTGCTATCACAAACCACGTAGAAAGCCTGCGAGGCATTCGCTCCCTTGAGACCACCCGCACGCCAGAAGTCAGCCAGCAAGGCCGACACAGCGACGTTGAGTCGGGTCCACAGACGCTCATCGTTCGGCTCAAAGACAGCAAAAGCGGTTGCATCGCTAATGGCCTGCTTCAAGTAGTTCAGCGAGCGGCGGAGTGGGATGTACTTGCCGGGGCTTGACTTGTCCAGCGTGCGGGCACCGTTGATAACAACACCGGCTCCAGGAACTGCCTTGAACATGTTGACCTGGTAGGTGTCGTAAAGGGTGGCCGTGTCAGCCGGGGTAAGAACGGTTTCCAGACCAAGAGCGTTACGGACATCAATGTCGTAACCAGCCGGGGCCTTAGCGACGGTGCGGGCGACCTAGTGCGGACGTACGCACCTGCAACAGCACCACCTGGGTACGTGGTGCGGATGGCTCCGGGGCCGGTCTTCGATGGGTCAACCATCTTCAGCATCGGGTAGTACACAGCACAGTAGTTCGACTGGCTGTAAGCACCGACGACAGAAGCGCCAATGTCCGAGACCGTGACGGCGGTCGGGGACGGATCAACGATCACGAACCCGTTACCACGTGCTTCGGCCTTCGCTGTGAAGGCGTTAACGACCGTCGTGCTGGTCTGTCCCACAGCGTTAAGCAGGAGAACACCCTCAATGACATCGAGGGCACTCAGAGCCGCTGTGAAGTCTGAATCAGCGACAGCACTACCGTTGCTTCCCGTGGTAAGGGCGACAGCGGCCAGATCGAACGCCCAGTCGGCGTCGGCTGTAAGGGTTGGAACAACCACCGAGATATACCGTGAATAGGTATTGACCACAGTTTCCAGGTACCGGTTGTTGTTTGGATCAACAGAAACTTCGTTCCAACGCTCTACTTCAGAACCATTCAGTTTGACAATCAAGTTAAAGGTAGGGATCTGAACCGCAGTTGCGCTGACCGTTCCGGCTGTTACTTCCAGGGTGAGTCCATTACCCCATGAACCGGGGCTAGTCGCCGCAACCGTGAAGAGTGTCGCGGATGGCTGGCCAACACCATCAGGCAAGTATGTAACGGTGCCTGTCGCCGTGACGGCGTCGGCGGCGGCAACACGAACGATGTATGCCTCACGGCCACCGTTTGCGAAGTAGTGGTAGACGGCAAAACCAAGATCGTGATCGTTGGCTAGATCACCATAAAGGGTCTTATAGTCCGACCACGAGGAAACAAGGGTTGCCTCTTCCGGTCCGCGGGCGGCTGTTCCAAAGAATGCGGCGGTCGACTGTGCCCGGTTGCCACGTCGTGGTAACGAACGTAGTGGGCTTTCTGTTACGTAAACGCCGGGGTTTGAGTAGGTAGGCATTTAAAAGTCCTCCGAAAATGAGTTAGTGAATACGGTGGGGTTCTCATTGTCAACGTTCGTGATGTTCCCAACAACTGTGGCGACTTTCTTGATCGTGTTGATATCCGATGTTGGTATTTCGGCGTTCATCTGCAAAGTGTACACTTTGCGGAATACACGCTTTTTGTACCCGGATTCCTGGTCCAACAGGTCCGCGGAAGTCCAGCCCATCAGATCAAAACGACGGATCGTTCCATCCTCAGGGATTTCTATAAAGCCCCGTCTAAACGGGGTAACTCTACGCAATAGTTTACTTGTTAATTGGCGATCATGCAGGGCGCTTCTTGTGTACGTTGAAATCTGGTATACCAATGTGACAGGCACAAAGGAGTCCATCTTCAGGTAACTACCGGACGGAGCAATCGCAGATAAATCACTTGCTGTTGACTCAGATGGATAGTAATCTATTGTTGATTTACTCGTCCCATCGTAGTAATAAGCAGTCTCTGACAACTGGAGAGATCGGTTGTGGACAAGGTCCACTAACTCGACGGTGATAAACGGGTAATGCTTCTCGGTCTCACCGTCCGGGTACCGAAAGAAGACCGACACTGGACGACTACTGTTACGGTCGTCTGATACGGCGATATTAGAGAAGCGACCCTTAACAGCCGCATCCTCAGCCAGAAGGAACCCGGCAGGCATCAGGAAACCCCCCTCTGAAGTTCTTTGCTGAGCATTTCTCCGAGGTCGTCAACTCGGGCAACAGCCGCCCGCATAACGGGTTTTGGCGATGATGGGCCAGTCCCATATTCCATTGAGGCATTACCGGAGATAACAAGTTCCATGGAGGACTTATCAACCTCGACACGGACAGAATCGACCTCGTTACCCCAACCTTTAGACTGCGCTAGTTTACGTAGGTCATCCTGGTAACGGTTAGCAACCGAGGTCATAGCCTTTGCCAGGTTCGCATCGATGTTGTCAATGAAGTTTTCGTACTTCTCAACAATGTTGGGAACACCAGATATAGGGGCACCAGAACCGTATGCAGAAGTAATGTTTGAAACAGCCTTAAACATGGCCGGTCTCCTACGGTTCTGGGCGTTGTAATCTGCTGACGCGCATCAGCAGTATCTATAGTTTAGCCCAAATTAGGAAGGCTTGAAGGCCAAGGAAGGGTAGAAATACCCAGAGCGGAGGGTCCGGGATCGTTGACGAGTTCTTCGTCCACGTATGTTTCGTAGCCAGCGATGAGTGCGAACACTTCATCCTTGATGGCCCCCCGAACCTTGTAAGAGTATACGTTGTAATACCGACCGTCATACACAAACATGTCGTTGAGGCGGGCTTGATATTCCCAAGGGTCAGTAATACCCACACCGACCATGTCTTTCATCGTGACGAACATGCTGACATTCTGTGTTGGTTTACGACCATCCGCGATAGCCCGGCGTTCGTCCTCGACTTCAGTAATGATCATCGCTGGGAGAACAACCCCGTTCTTATATTTCTTACCCCCAGTGCCACGGATGCCCTCGTCGTAGACATCATCGTAAACACTCTCTGTGGCTGGGAGATCACCGAGGGGGATAAACTCATACCAGACCACGGACAGGTTGGCTACGTCCTGGTGGCGCTTGAAATGCTTATTGATCAGGCTGAGTTCGGTGCGTACATCCATCAGTAGTACGCCGTCGTCGTGTGGCCCTGCGGGGGCATGTTGTCAACATACACATCCTCGCGCAAGGTGTCGCCTTCCTCCTCCACGTGGATGACGCCATCGTCAATTTCTGGCCACAGGCGTTCCATGGGTGAGTAATCACCGATCTCGCGAGCCTTGTACAGAGGTACCAGGCGGTTCGTAAGGCGCGACACCCGACGCAGATTGAAGATCTCCAGGCGCTCCAGGCCGATGTTAAGGGCCTTAGCCGCCGTCTTATATTCGTTATCCCAGAACTGGAGGAGAGTCTGGGTCATTCGGAATCGCTGGCTGGCTGGGATATGGACTGACTCGGAGGTAATTACGTCGATATCCCGTCCATACTCCGTCATAAGTGCCCACAGCGTTTCGACCACAGCCGCCATTCCAATGACATCAATAACTGCTGGGGCCATGCTTTCCAGAGGGACATCCATAGTGTGGAGATGCTTCTCTAGGGCGTGGTAGGAGTAGAAGGACAGATCCGATGGGGTAACCCACTCGTAGTAATACCCCTCGACCATAATTGTCGTACCAGCACCAGGGAGGGTGGTCAGACGAAGGATGCCATTGCGCTCGTCCAGAGAGTACGATGTAGACGCCAGTTCGGTGGTGGTAGTTCCGTCGTATAGGGCCACCCACAAGGACGTAGTGTCGATGTTGGTCTGACCCAGTTCGTAGGTACGGCCTACTACCTCAAAGGTAGTTTGAAAAAACTTAGGAAAGTCTCTCAGATACCTGCGAGCAATTTCTTCAACGTCTGCCAGAGTAGCCACAGATCAATTCTACTACTGATCGGCCTTGGTTTCTTGGCGTGGTTGGTTAATAGCGGGGTGGGCATCACGGATTCGCCCAGTCATCGCCATGAGCCTCTTCACCAACCCAGGAACAGACCCCCCAGTGGGCTTAGGAAGATTAGGCATACTTTATGAAGTACCTTACTGGGTAGTGGCGTGGGTTGATAGTCACACCAGTACCTGACCC